TTGAAAGAAGATTCATTAAGTACAGAAGAAATAGAAAAAAAATAAAATTTTATGTGCTTTCTACTCATTCCAAATTTTATAACAAAAGGAAACAAAGACAAAAAGTTATGGAAACAATATTAGATAACTTAGAACAAAACCCAGAATTAAATACAACAGTAAAATTTGCAAATAATCATATTTTTAAAGAAAAAAGGAGTGGTTATTGCAGATATTTGTATAAAAGCACAGTATGGTTCCAAAAGAGAATTTTATGTAGTTAACATTGGGGCAAAAGCACTTGCAAGAGTAACTGAAAATTTTTTTAAAAGAATTATGTAGCAATTCACCAAATGAAGCAATTTCAATACCAGGTGATAAAAAAATATTATCAATGCAAAAAATGTTAGATAAAATATATTATAATCCAGTTACGGAAGAACATAGATTAATGTATGTAAATGGAGATTGCACAAAATGGTCTGCTGCTGAAACAATGTCTTCTTTTCTTGCAATGTGTTATGCTATGAAAGATAAAATAACGGATAATATGTACCAATTATTATGTGCCACATTTAATGCTTGGAGTGACAAAAAAATACAAATACCAATGGATGTTTATAACAAAGTAGTGCCTAATTTTAAAAATAATACACAATATTTAAAAGATGAATTAGGAATGAATCAGGCATGTATACATAGTACCCAAAATTTTTTACAAGGAATGTTTAACTATGCTTCCTCTTATAAAGCTGTTTGTTGTATAAATTATACATATACAATATGGAAAAAAATATATCCAAATTCCAACTTATTATTGGAACATATGGAACATTCTGATGATTATGTATTGTTAATTTTATATGAAACTAGGGAGGAATTTGAAAAATTTAGGGTTTTGCAAAAAATAATGATGAGATTGCATGGGTATAATGATAGTGATAGAAAAACAAGTTGTCAACCTTATCTTATGGAGTTTGTGTCTCAAATTTCATTTAATGGTGTTATGTTATATCCACAAATTAAAAAAACAAAAGAAATAAATCTTAATTTACCTTGCACTGGTTACAAGACAGATATTGAAGCAGCATTATCAAGAATAGGCGAATGTGCTCGTGTTGGTTGTAATCAAAGTTATTTATATTTTTTTGAAAAATTACATACTTATGTTGTTGCAGAAGCTTATTCTATACTACCAACTATGGAAAACAATTATGATAGAACATTACAAATGTTATTTAATGAACCAATAGAATTATTTGGTATCCCTGATTTATTACCTATTTTCTTTTTATATTGTAGAGGAAATGGGAATAATTATAGATTGTAT